TGCCCAAATCAATGTCTTTGAGCCAATCGTCGCCTAAATAATCACTTAAATTAAAAACGTCTTGAAAGGGAATGTAACTTCCAACCGCGTCAGACAAACCTTCCCAGTTAATGTCACTAAATGGAGAAGAGCCTCCCCCAAAAATATCAATGGAAAGTGGAAGGTCGCTTCCAATTTCGTCCATTAAACCTTCCCAGTTAATATCACCCATCTTTTTTCCTTTAGGTCCGGGTTACAGGACGGCCAAGTTGGTCGAGTCCAATGTATCGACCCAACGCATCAAATCCGTAACTTACAATTGGCGCCAAGGCTCCAGCGGCAGCTCCAAAAGTTGGGTCTTGATTTTGCAAGGCCAATCTAGTTGCGCCAGCTAGTGCGCCGCCAAACATATTTGCCGGAACCCCGGTTAAGCCAGTTTGTTGTACACCATAGTTTATCAGAGGACTAACAGCCCCCATAGCGCCACTTGCTAATGGGTCCATACCGGTCAATGCCCCAACGCCAGAACCAATCAAACCACCAGTAATGGATTTACCAAGAATGTTAGGAGTTCCGGCCGGAAGCGCGCTTTGAATTGAAGTTGATATGGCTGGGAATGATGCGTTAACGCCAGTGTTTATTAATCCACTTGCCAAACTTGGAATAATTGGATTCCCAGCAACAAGGTTAGATGCAACATTACCGGCTGTTTGTGAGAGACCGCCAATTACTTGTGGATTTGTAAGAGAAAATGCATCTGGAGCAACCATTGGTGCGTGCCAAGCATTTGGAGACAAAGCACTATTAACCAAACTACTTGCTGCAGCACCAGCGCCACCAGTCAATGCCCCCATCAATGGGTCGCCACCAAACAAAGCGCTTTTACCAGCGCCAAGAACTGCCCCACCAACAACCGGGGCATATGCTGTACCGGCGCCCAAGGCAGTGCCAACTTGAGTTGCAAAACCCTGCATACCCGGAATAAGGGCAAGACCAACACCAGCAAGCACTGGAAGGTACTTGCTCCAGAAGTTTCCGCCGGTCGGAGTGAAGGATGATGTGCCACCGCGAATCTGATAGCTGTCATCACCAGTCTTCTTAAGAATGATGTACTGACCGCCCTTCTTCCCGCCACTTGTGGTGACGGTATAGATGTCATCTTTGCCTTTAACTAACTTTGGAGCCTTGCCGCCTTTGGCAATCTCTTGAAGGTCTGCGGTCGTGATGTCTTTGTCACCGCGAAGTTTGGCCATATCGTTAGCAAACTCAGTCCACTCTTTGATAGCCCGACCGCTAGAGTTGGGCAGAAGTGTCTTCATTTCCTCTGGCGTAACAATTCCATCAGCCAAACCTTGTGCAATAGCAGAAGCCATCTGCACAGACACGCCGGTAGAGGTCTTGCCACTCTTAGAGCCTTGCATTAGGCCCCAATCGTTCATCAAGTTAATGCCAAGATTGAACTTATTGGTGGCCTCGTTAATAGCTTTCAGATGAACCGGGTCGTCTTTGGCAAGAGAATCATAGTTAACCCCGACAAGTTTTGTGCCAAGGTTGATTGCCCCATTGTTTGCCATCTCTTGAATCATCTGCGGGGTGTATGCAACCTTGTAATTAGGGTTGTCGTTCAACCATGTTTGTATGTTTGCAACAGATTGATTTGCTTTCTTTTCAGGACTCAAAGAGTTAAAAATTTGTTCTGCAGTCGGGCGGAATGACTTTTGCTCTTCTGGAATGTCGCCCAAAAACTCTTCTGCAGTTTTAGTGTAGAAGTCTTGGTATTGGCTAACACCTGGAAGGTAAGCGGAGCCACGATAGTCAGTAGCTTGCTGTTTGTAATCATTGCGAACAGAATCTGCCATTTCATTGGCAGTCTTCTTATCAATACCATTTGCAAGAGCCGACTGATACAAAATGTCAGCGGCACTGTTACCCGTTTTAATAATCTGGTTGTAGACGCCCTGCTCTTCTTTTGTAAAAGAGCCTTTGCCCAATTCTTTATTGGCAGTAATTCCGTATTGCTCATAATCAGCAATGGTTGGGTCACGAACAATTCGGCCACCCGGAAGAATCAGGTCACCAGATGCAGTGACATAGGGCTGAGTAATGTCTTGCCCAGCATTAAATGCCGCATATGGATTGGTGTTTTGTTGTCCATAAAGCTGACTAAACACATCGTTGCCAACCGGGGCTGCTGCTCCCGTGTATAGACTTTCACTTCTAGCCGCTGTGGGCTGACCAAACAAAGAAGTTGTTTTGGGCGATACAGTAGGCGTTCCCTTAGGTGCGGTCAGGCCATACTGTTGGTAGTCAGAAACAATGGGATTGTTGATGACCTTCCCATCTGACGTGTACATGGTGTCACCCACCATGGTCGCAGAGGGGCCAAAGATTTGCGCGCCAGAAACGGTGGTGGTTGCTTCTGGCATGTTGATGTTTAAAGGCGAACCCGGTGTGGCATATCTATCAAGACCAGTCGGCGGAGCAACGTAATTAGTCAGGTTAATTGACGGTGCGCTTGCGTCATATGCAGGCGCAGTTGCTCCCGGAACATAGGGACCATAAGCAGACGCTGGAGTGATGGGAGCAACGGGGGGCTGAGAAACGGCGGACAATCCACCGGTGGGTGCAGTTACATTTGATGATGGCGTGTACCTCCAAATTGGGTCGCCATCATCATCCTCGCCAATCTGGGTGCGAGTAACCATTTGGCCATTTTGATAAACGGTATCAGTTCCACCATACTGATTTGGTGCGGGTTGCGCGGCAGTCAATCCACCGGCGGGTGCAATAGGTGTTGCGTCTTGCGTCAAAACTGGAAGCGTGGTGGCCGGAGGCGCCTGCGTAACAGACAGCCCACCAAACGGCGCGGGGGATGGCGCAGCGTTGGTAATATTCAGAGTTTCGGGAACCGAAGGGGCGGCAGCCGTAACAGGAGAAAACGCTGGGGCCGGAGCGGCAACGTAGCCCATTCCAAATGGCGCCGTATAGTTTCCTTGGGCTTGCGCAATGTAACGGTCAAAAATTCCCATGTTAATTCCTTGGATTCACGGCATTCAAAACCGCAGATGCCCAGTCATGCCAGTCGTTATATACATAAGGGCCGGGGACGGCTTCATTGTTAAAACTTTCAATAGCCTTCAACCCAGACGCCCAAGCCTTCCAATTCTCTTCACCAGAGGGAATTTCTAATTGTTGAGCCGAATAGAGTTCAACCATCAGAGAAGCCCACGAGTCAAACGTGTGATATCTGGGGTCATAAACCAATGCAGGAACGGTCATATTAGTAACCCCGCACGTCACCAATGTTAGCATTAAGCAGTACTTTACCCATTTGGTAATCACCGCCAACAACATTACTTTCAAACCTCAATCGCAATTCTCGACGCTGTTCGCGCATGTCAATTTTTCCCGTATTGTCATCAAAATAATACGGGTCAGAAATTTTTGATGCAGATTGAGCATACGGTCGGCCAATAACCTGACAGGTCATTTCGCCGGACATAATAAAGTCTGGCTCAATCCGCTCAATATGCAGCCAGTAGTTATCCCCGATACCACCCTGAGTCGGCGCCGGTGATTGATAGGGGCCACCAGAAATCCAGCCGAGGTCAGAAGTTACAAAATAACTCTGAATAGCATTGAAAGACTGATTAACAACTCGGTCGGTTCCAACTTCATGCTGCCACAATGAAATTCTATCGGGCATCGTTTGGAACGAGGCCACCACAGTCGCTGAGGCGGTCGCGGCGGCACTAAGTGTCACCGTGATATTACCCGGGGTCGCGGATGGCGCTATGGCCACCACATAGGCTCCAGAAGGGATACCTGCGGCAACGACAAGTTGGCCGTACCCAATTTGGTTTGTCGCGGCCATTTCAATGTTACTACTGGTGTTGAAAGTAGTAATAGAGGAGCTAAAGATGACTTCTTGAGTGGACAGGTCTACGCCGGCGTTAATTGGGAAGCGGAACACCTGCGAGAAGTATCCGGCCGAACGCGCAGCACCATCAGAGAACCCAGCGTCATACCAACAACCTTCACGGATGTTGTAGATGATGGCGTTGTTACATTCTTCAGACGTACCAGAAGGATAGAACCACCAAATCTCACCGTATCGAGGAACTTTGGTTGCCCAGACTTTTTGGCGCTGTTCGTAGTTCAGGTTGTCAAAAAAGAAGTTCTGGTTGAACTGATTCGGAATCTCTTTAACAACACCGTTGTATAACAGGAATCTATCAACACCGCACCAGTAATAAATTCCGTCGTACTCAATGACAGACTGAGAAGACAGGATTGATGTTTGGGTTGAGATGATGTCGTACCGCCAATAGTTGGTCGGCGCGAAATTAGGGGTTCCTGCAACGCCAAGACTTTGGGGCGCCAGGGATACGCGAATCAAAGAGTCCAGCGCCCAAAAAAGACCTGACGGCGAGTTAGAGCCACCACGAACCGGCAGACCCTTAACAATCTTTGTCGACGCTACGTTGACTTCATTGGCGTCTGCGGAGTTCCAATCAAACGGGTCTCCGCCGGCAGAATTTTTGATTAGCCCGTTGTTACCGTATACAAATAGATAGGGGTGGAGAACGCACACACCACCAGAGACCTCTACTGTATTTCCCGTTGGGGACGGCCCGTTGATGTCTCGCAGTGGAGTGGAAATCAGGCTGTTAACCGGAGTCGCTAGAACAGGCGTATCTGTGGTAGCATCAATCTGCGCTAGGTTCTGCCCTGGATGGGCAAGAATCAACGTAGTCCCACCAGTTACATCGTATTCAGCATCAAACTGCCAGAGGTTAAGATTGCTAGACGTAAAGCCATTGTTTATGGTCGCAACCTTAATTGAGAACCCAGAGCCAGTGCCACCAATGCTTGCAGCAGCCGCGCTCAATGTGTCTCCAGTCAGATAGTAATTACCACCAGCCGTAATGGTGACAGAAGTAACAGCTCCACCAGAAACGACAATAGTGGCCTTTGCGCCACTTCCAGAACCACCAGTAAGAGAAACATTTGTATAGGTGCCATTGGTATACAGAGACCCGCCAACAAGCGTGTTTAGGGTCAGAATGTTTCCACCGAACTGAACTTCATTGACCCCAGCACCAACACCATTGTTGTTGATATCAAGAACCTCAAGGCCGGCATCGTAACCGTTATAAATAGTATTCAGTCCGTCTTCTGAGTTAACAAAAAGACCCCTTGAGATACCATTAGCAGATGTTGTAATAGCGCGATAACCGCCAATCTTCCGCGGGCGGCCACGCTGGAACCTCACCCACTTTCCGTCAGTGTGATAGTTCTTATCAAACTCGGTACCGTCCCGCTGAATTCCGGGTTGGGTATCAAGCGAAAAGACCTTCTTTGTCATGGGAAGGTTCCGCCAGAAATGCCACCGGTAAAGTTACCCGTGCCATCAATAGCCAATCCCGCAGAACTCAGAGCAAGTCTGTTTGCACCAAGGATTGCAATGTCAAACTCACCAGCGGCAGCACGATAAATACCAGTCGTGGTTTCGCTAGAAAAATTTAATGAAGGGGCGCCAACACTGCCATTGTTCAGGCTAATGTTAGAGGCGCCAGCAAGAACTGTATTTGCATTCAACAAGTTAACTGAATCGCAAATCAAAGTTGCCTGATTGCCAGCAGTAATGGTTGCTGAATTGCCAATGCCGGTTGTTAGGGTTACCGTATAGTTACCAACACCGCCGATTGTTTCGTTGACGACGTAGTAAACCTGAACCGTCTGGGGAACGACAATCGTCACGTTACCAGTAAGAGTTCCGGTGTACTTTTGGATGACGTTGGATGCCTCAACCGCAGTCAGGGTGTAAGAGCCATTGGTGACGGCTTTGGTAAGCTGGGTAAAGTTGAACTGAGTCGACTTGCCCAAACCAACCGTATAGAAAGCAGTCCCACTACACACGATGATGGCCGAATCGTTCGGCTGCATCGTGACGGTTCCAGAACCGTTAATAGACTGACCGCCAGTGGTTGCAACAGTTAGCGCGCCAGTACCACCGTTACGCACCATGACAAACCAGTTGTTGCCAAGGGTAGAGGCACTATCAAGGGTAAGAGTCCCAGCCCCGCCTGTCCAAACGTAAGCCTGGGCGCGATAAGTAGAGTCTGCTGTAGCGCTAGAACCGAACGTAGTAACTGGGTGAGACTGGTTCAGCGTTGTCGTAACAGCCAGAAGACCATATCCCGCCAGAGTTGCCGCATCAGCGCTCGATGACCCCGTGCCGAAGGCAATGATGCCCCAAGTGCCTTGTTCCGTCGGATTCGCCGTGATGTAGATGTACTTCGCCTCACCAGCGGCAATCGTGATGATTGTGTTTGTTCCTGCATAGTTTTTAACAGTAAAGGAATTAGCCCCGACGTTGCGAATCAGTGCGTCGTTACCAACCGACGTTTGGTTGGCTGGAGGCATACGCAATTCCAAGCCGGGTGCCGTTGCCGTGACCTGCATAATCCGAGCGGCGTAATCATCCGTCGCGTTACCATTGATAGGCCACTGAAGTTGAGTATTGGCAGACAGCGTAACAGAACGGTAAGAAACGTCCGTCGGCTGCACCACGGTTCCAACGAACGGACTATTATAACTAGTCATTTGATATTCCTTCTTCAGCTAGTCTCTTGGCCTTCATAAGAGCCTTTGTCGCAATATTGGAAGCGCTAATCTTGGCTTTAGTCTCTTCGGAATGCTTGCGGCCAGTAAAACTAGCATGTTTAGGCTTTTCCGATTCTGGCATCTTGCGACCCAAAAGTGACTGACGAATTTTTTCTTTTGTCTCTTCGCTTAAAGGCTTGCGCGGACGCGCCTTATGAGCAGCAGACATTTTTTGTCGCGTTTCTTCAGACAGCGTCTTACCAAGATTCCTGCCTTTGTTGGAATCACTGATTTGTTTAATTTGCTCAGGAGTCCATTTGCGCCCTTTGGCCCAACCAAACTTTTGTGACCTTTCCTCTGGGGACAATGAGGCAGCAAAAGCCGTTGACGCTTTTCTACGAATCTCTTTATCTTCATCCGTCATTGGCCGCCCAGCAACACCCTCTCCACCGTCCGTCAAGTTATAGCCATGGGGAGACTTGGTGTTGTGCTGCTGAATAAGCATCCGCTCAAAATCACAGGCAGCCTCAAAGTCAAACGCATCACAAATATGCGATAAAACAAATCCTTCTTTACCGTACTTTTTAATTGCCGCATGAAGAGCAGGAGCACTTCCATTTGCTGATGCGTGCTGATTCCAACGGCGCTTGATGTCTTTAGTCAAACCGATATATTGCTTGCCATTGGCCTTATTAGTAATAATGTAGACGGCCCACATAATTAGGTATCCACGGCAATGGCTTGGCGGTCGCCAGTACGTTGGACATCTTCAGCCTTCAACGTCTGGATAATTAGGTCGTATTGCTGTTGCCACATCGGCATACGCTCATCATTTTTCAGGAACGGCATGGCTTGAAGTAACGAGCCGTATAGAAGAGCCTGCGGAGCGTAGATGGTGAACCAGTTGGTCTGATTGGAAGAATCCAACGGTTGAATGCGCTCGTAATACAAAACCTCAAAGGCATAGTCTTCATCCGGGGTCGGAGCAACCAGCCAGTGGGTATAGTCGTAATCTGAATAGAACTCAGGAACGCTAGTATTCGTTGCGTCAGGCCAATACTCTCTCAAGTATTCATACTTGCGCAGCAGGACTGGCTGTCGAGTTCCATTGACCGTAATATTCATTGACACGGTCTTGTGCCAGCGAGCAGGTTTATTAACCACCGACTGGGTGGCAACCATATTGCTCTGCTGAACAGTCAGGTTTCCAAGAAACTTAATTTGGCTGGCAATGACCTGCTCGGCCAGCATGATAAAGGTCGGAATCTTTTGGAGCGTTGCGGCGTCAGTACGCTCAAGGTATGACGAGATGTCAGCGACCAAAGAATCGTACGTTTGAACAGCCGCAGTCGTCATCTTGAATACCTTTTATTTAAGACTGATAAAGCGCCGCTTCATCTTTTCGCCTTTTTACTAATCCCGGCAATACTTTACCACCGGCTTTGCAATATTTCATCAAAGATGATACAGCACCCTCTTTATCATCTCTATTGGTTTTCATTCTCACAGAACTTCGCTGTAAACAGCCTAGCCCCAGATTGAATGAAAATGAAACAAGTGCGTCAAATTGGCCTTGAGTAAGAGGAACAGGGCACAGTCTAGAAACACCACGCTCAAACCTATCAAGGTCGGCCGCAAGAAGCGCATCGACTTCCTCCCGTGTGAAAGTTTTATTCCACTCCGGCGGCAAAGACTTACCATCGCCGATTAGATGTCCCACGCCCACCGTATACAGACCAGCAGGACACTTGTACGGGCGCAGCCTCACACCCTCATGGTGTGCAATCAATGCCCTGCCCTTGGCAGAGATTTTCATTACTTACCAAACGCTCGATTGCCGAAATGGAACGCAATGATAGACGCCCAGATTGCTTGGGTTTCGTCATCCCATACGGTGTCCATCATGACCTTGAAATCCGCGCCGTGTGCCCACGCGTAGGCAATACCAGCGATGTCAACGATTACCAGAAGCGCAAAAAGACCGAACGTAATTGTTGGCCGCACCATCGCACGCATGTTGATAACCCACTGAGCTGCACCCTTACCAATCTCAATGTCGTGCTGATAAAGGCTTTGACGTTCTGCATAGAACCCCTCTACTTGAGTCTGCTCTAGTTTGATTTCTTCTGCCTTCTCTTGGGCTTGGTAGCCAATCTCTGCTAGGTTCAGTTCCCGCTCGGTTTGCATCCGTGCAAGCTCAAGCTCGTGCTTCTTGTCCGATTTGTCTTGGAAGAAATCAAGAATCTTCGGCAGGCCAGAGGATAGGAAACCAATAAGGGTAGAGAGCAGAGTAAGCATTTTTATCCTCTTAGGTCAGACCCAAGACCTTCAGAACGACCATACCGAAAGCACCGGCAGCGGCCCATGTTGCACCGAAAACCCAATTCACCGC